GGCTGAAAAACATGGTATGACTGAACCAAAGTTTATAGAAATGGTAAAAACAAATCATATAGACCATATCATCAGCAATAGATGGTTTGACAAAATGGAGATGAGCCATCTCAAGCCATTTGTATATCGTCATTATAATATCCAGTTTGTTACAAGCAGAGAAAATCAACAAAAGCACTCGTTTGTGGATTTAGATGATATTAGAATCCAGAGTATAATACTACAGATGAAACTTGATTATGCTACTAACAGACACGACTATAGCAAGCAATCTTGTGAAGAAATAGAAAAACTCTCAAGTGAGTTTAGAAAAATACAGACAGTAATAAAGAACAAATACAAGTAAAAATCAAGCCCCACTTTTTGTGGGGTTTTTTATTGCTTGATATTTATGTTGTATGACCGAAGAAGAATATAACGATGGTTATGAAGAAGATGAAGCAATAGAAGCACCATTTTCTGTTACTGTTCATCATAAAAATATAGTTATAGAAGATAAGACAGTATTCAATCTCGCTATAGAATGTTATACAGAAGCATTTGCTCGTAATCCAAAGAAAAGTCAATCCACATTTTGGTTTAGAGTAGAGTCACACGCTCACGAATTTGCTGATATACTACGATTACACAGCATTGTAAATATAAAAAAGAAGCGTAAGAAGAAAATCAAATCTGAATCGCCGCCTCTGGATGCTGGCGAGGATCAATAAAATCTATACCTTTTGCTGCGAAGTAATCTTTCCATTCTACTTTATCCATTCGTGGAAGTAGTCCGCACCATCCCATCTTCTCTTTGCCGTCAAATGATATAACTGTAAGTGCGTGACTTGTTATATTGAGCATCTTACATATATCGTGTTTTTCTGTATTTCCAAGATGAACACATTTACCAGTAGATAGATTTACTATATATCGCCCAATCATTCGTTCGTGCCATAATATAGTTTGGTCAAGTCGTTGTGGCTCTGTTACTGTTTGTGGTTTATAGCGGTTCCTGCTGACATATACACGTTTATGTTCTGTATGGTAGTTCTTGTAGAACATATTAGCCAAAGCCTTTATATCATCAAAGGAACGCCGTCTAAAGCCAAGCGGCTCCATAAGTCGTTCTTCTGTGCTTATTTTATCATTCTTGCTAAAGCATAAAAAATAATCACCACCACCTGATAAAATATGTGCGTGACCTCCACCAACATCTACAGTTTCTATAAAATCATAATACTCTAACTTGTCTTTATCTACTCGTAGTATGTTTGGCATATATTGCTTGGTATATGCATATGGATTATAGTTCTCTTCGCGTGTCATATTTCATATATATGAATATATTACATCAAAATATTATTATAGAGATGCAGCATAGTATTTATATGTTATGGAACTAAATCAAATAGTAAAAGAGTTTATATCTGGTGGTTGGATAGTAACTCTTATTGGAGCAATCGGTATGGCTGCAAGATTGCTTATGGGTAATGAAAAGATTGCTTGCTTAGAGCAACTCAAAAGAATAGCAGCAGCAGCAATGTGTTCTACAATCGCTTGGTTTATTCTTGAACAGATGACAGTAAGCAGTTTGACTAAAGCAATATGCTATGGTATAATAGGCGTAATATCACCAGAGATTATATCTAGTATAATTAGATTAGGAAAAAGGTTCAGCAAAAAGCCCGAACAGTTCCTGAAAAAAGATTAATTAAATCTACAACCTATTTGTTTAGAACCACTTGTGTTCATAACAATTATAGTTGGATTTGATGTGCTTGAATATCCACTCTTATATGACATTCCACTTTGCAGTGACCAAGACGCGAATGTTGCTCCACTGTTTAGAGCATACAAGCAAGTAATTTCTTCATTTGTGATATATGTGTATGTAAAGTTTTGATGCTGTGCTGGGTCAAAACTTGTACCACCATAACCTATTACATTATAAGGTGCGTTGCCACTAAATGCGTCAAAAGCCGATCCTGTTACTAAACCACCTCCAAAACCTCCACCAAGTGTTATAGCAATAAGAACGCTATTTGGATTGATTGTAGGAGTTGGAGTTGGCGTCGGAGTAGCAGTAGCCGTTGGTGTAGGAGTAGGAGTAGGAGTCGGAGATATAACAGTTCTAGTATATCTGCGTTTAGTTGTAATCATCATATAGCAATAAGTATGTTATAGATTTCCCAAACCTATATTTTATAGTTTGGAGTTACCAAGTGCTATAGCATTAACATAAACTGATTTGTCCGATGGGTCTTCTATGATATGCTCTTTGGTAAGCATTATTTCTAAATGATTAACATTGGATTTTAGAAACATAGTTTCCAACTCCGTAAATTCAGATTGTGTTGATAGGCTATTTATAACATCTACACTATGTCCCATTGCTTCTATATCTTGTGCTGTGTTGTTCATATATTTTCCTCGCTGTCTGTTAGATTAAATTGAGCATATACTTCTGCTTTATTGTTTAGCCAGTACCAGCCCTCTATTGGATATATATAATAGTCTTTGTTTTCTTTGTATAAGCAAAATCCACTACCCTCTACGCTGTTTGGAGCATATAAAAGTTCAGCGTCCATTTTATAAAATCCTTCGTTGTATATAGTATCTTTATTCATATTTGATTTTATCCTGTTACAGCCCAGCCTTTGAGTAGTGCTGTTCCTGTCTTTAGAGTTCTAAATGATAGTGTTGTTGCTCCAGTGGCAGTTGCTGGTCTGCTTAATGTGATTGTGCCAGCACCAATGGATGCTATACTTGTTCTAAAACGCAATGTGCCAGTTCCATTGGTTGTTAGTGGCAGTGCCGCTCCACCGGCTGTTGCTGCTACTTGGAATGTATCAGCGGCTGCATTTACAACATAGTATATAGTATTGATTACTATACCAGTCGTTGTAACGATTGTGGCGAATGATACTTCGTCACCATTACTTAAACCGTGAGCTACTTCTGTAACTGTGTCACCTGCGTCTTGAAATGTACAAGCAACTGCTGTAGTTAATGCCGTGTTTGTTCCCGTAACTTGCATACCTACTGCTAAACTTGATGTTGTAACACCTGTAACACTTGTGCTTCCTACCGTAGTTGTAGCAGCAGAAGTTATAGCAGTTGGAGCACCCCAATTTGTTGATATAGTAAGTGTAAAGCCTGTACCAACACCAACATTATTAAATAATGTTTCCAATGAACCAGAAGACATTTTATTAGATGCCACACTGAATGTTGCTCTATGACCAAAACTATCATTCTTTGATACGCTAGAGCATACATTGAACACATTGCTTAATGTTGTTCCACCAGAAGCCGACGCAAAGTTTAATGCTGGAATAGAATTGATTGATGTACAACCAGAGAACATAGAGTCAAAAGTTGTTGATTTTCCTGTATTCATAGGTGGAACAACTAAAAGATTGTTACATAACTCAAAATATCTATTCAGGTCTGTACAGTTTGCCGTGTTTATCAGTGGAGCATCTCTCAAAGAGCCACAACTACGAAAAACTTGTGTAGCAATAGTAAGTGCTGGCATATTAAAAGGAGGCACGGATGTCAAAGATGCACAACTGAAAAACATACTTGCTATAGTTCCAACATTTACTGTATTAAATAATGGAACGCTTACAAGAGAAGTACAACCAGAAAACATACTAGCCATTGATGTTACTGCTCTTGTATCAAATAAAGGAACAGTTACAATAGCAGAGCAATTTAGAAACATACTTGCCATACTTGTAACTCTTATAGTATTGAACAATGGAACCGAGGTCAAACTTCTACAAGTATTGAACATAGTTGCCATAGAGGAACCACTTACTGTATTGAATTGTGGAACAGTTGTTATATTATAACAAGTGCTAAACATTGTACTAAAATCTGTTACTTTTGCTGTATCAAATAATGGAACTGATAAAAGTTTAGTACAACCAGAGAACATACTTCCCATAAGTGTTACATTGCTTGTATCAAATAATGGAACAGATTGCAATGAAGTACAAGTTGCAAACATACTAGCCATAGTTGTTACTTTACCTGTATTAAACAATGGGACAGTTTTTAATGAAAAACAACTGCTGAACATACTATCCATATTTGTTACATTGCGAGTATCAAGTAATGGAATAGATTGTAATGAATAACAAGCCGAAAAAAACAAATTCATATTTGTTACATTTGTTGTATTCAATAATGGAATATATTGTAAAGAATTACATCCAGAAAACATACGATTAGCATCACCACCGGCACTCATATTGAGTAATGGTATTGTAACAAGTTTTGAGCAGTTGATGAATCCTTGTGCCCAAGTATTTACAGCAGATGTATCAAATAAAGGAAAACTTACAAGATTACGGCAACTATCAAAACAGTTTTGTATGCTTGTGTTCGCAGAAGAAGTTGGAGCAAATGTTATATCTGTTAATGAGTAGCACGAAAAAAATGTGCTTCCCATAGCATTGACATTGGCAGTTATGCCAGACAAATCAACTTTGCGTAAATTATAACAACTACTACAAAAACTAGTTAATGATGGAAAGTTTCCACTCAACACTTTTAGATTTTCTATTTTAGTATGATATACTGTAGCACCACCGAATGTAAAAGTAGATGCCACAGGAGCAGATATAAGCATATCCAAAAATCCTGTACTATATGCTGGTAAGTTTGCTGCTAAAGCATCCGTTCCTGTATATTTTACTTGAAAATTTGCAGTATTAAACTTGAAACTACCTGATGGAGTTATTGTTATAATAGCCTGTTTATATTCTAATATACTACCAGATATGTCTGATGTTATATCTATTGCTGGACCACCGCTTCCTGTAGCCAACTGAAATGTATTTGTTGTAGCATTTACAACATAATATGTCTGACTTGATGTTATAGCTGTATTAGATTCAACACTAAAGAATGATATAGGAGAACCATTACTATAACTATGAGTAGTTAAAGTAACTGTATCTGTACTTGCTTGAAATGTAACTGGCAAATCTGTGCCAGATAATGAAGCACTATTATAATCATAGTTATGATTTGCTTGCTGACTTGCACTAAAGTTTTCAGTTACTCCGTCGCCCCAATTAACAACATAACTACCTGTTATAGTAAAAGCACAAAAGTTTGCTTCACGATATACAGCGTGCAGTGCTACTATTTTATTTTCACTGGCACTTACTGCTGGTAATGCTTTCCAAGCAGGGTTGCGAACAAACGCAGACGATGTAATGTTTGCGAGTTCAACAGGATTTACAAATGGAGCGTTATAATAGTTCCCTAACTCCTTTGGGGCAGTATTTTTATTAGCAAAGTTTACTATGCTCATATTATGTTATTTCAGAACCAAATAGTGTGAAGCTAGAACTTGTTGTACTGGATTGAACTGATATTACATCTGTGGCTGCTAGTGTAACACCAAGAGTCAAGAATGAAGAGTCAAATTGATTTACAGCAGAGTCATATACAATATAGTGCTTATTTTGTATAGAAGCACTTGCTGGTTGAACAGCAACTCTTACATTACTTGATGCACCAAAACTGGCGATGACAAGCGTAGAGCATACTGCTGATGTTGCTGCTGGTACTTGATATAGTACATTTAGCGAACCTGATGTTGGATTTAGTTGTCCGAGGACTTTGTATGTTATTGCCATATTATTATGCTCCTATTAGTAAAAATGCGTTAAATGAATCTGTTGCTACTGCTCCGCCACCATTTATAGCGTAAGACGCTGTTATAGCATAGCTGCTTGATATGTCATATAATGAGCCAGAAGTTAGTGCAGCACCACCACCTCCACCGTTCATAGCATACGATGCGGTTAAAGCATAACTGGATGTTCCAAGAACACTGCCTGTTATATTTAGTTGATTAGAATTTATCCAATATGAACTGCTGTATATTAGTGTTTGACCAAAACTTGCACTGATGATTCGCACATCGTGTAGTTCATTAAGTTCATAGCCATTTTGTGGATTGACATACATTATACCATTACCAGCATTTGCTCTATTTACGATTCCAACAAATACAGTATGGTATGGTGCTTGTGGCTTTGTGTTTGTAAGAGAACCTGTAGCAGTTCCTACATATAAAATATCACCGGCTGTATATGAACCAAGATTTAGTCCAGTGATTATACCAGTCGTTGTAACAATACCAAATGCATTTACAGATATACTTTCATGTGCAACACCAAATGTTTTTGCACTTGTTGTGTCAGACAGATTGCTTGCTTTCTTTACACTTGGCTTATCACCAGTAGCACCAAATAGATATACAACATCGCCTTTATTGATTGTTGTAGTATCTACATTGCGAACGATTGAGAATATATCTTGAGATATACGAGATGATATAGCACCACCAGCACCACCAATACCAAACTCTAATGTGCCACTACCACTATCCCATTGTAGTTTTGCTAAAGAAGTTGTTATACTTGCTGGCTGACTAAACTGTATATATGACGAACTAGCATCACCAAGTAAATAACTTGCTGTTATATTATAAAATGAGCCTGTGATAAGTGATTGACCACTTGTACCAGATGAACCACTACTACCACTTGTACCAGCAGCACCCGCTGCTCCACTTGTGCCAGATGAACCACTGCTTCCGCTTGTTCCAGCAGCACCAGCGGCACCGCTACTACCAGACGAACCACTACTACCACTTGTGCCAGCAGCACCCGCTGCTCCACTTGTGCCAGATGAACCACTGCTTCCGCTTGTTCCAGCAGCACCAGCGGCACCGCTTGTGCCAGAAGAGCCACTGCTTCCGCTTGTGCCAGCGGCACCAGCAGCACCACTAGTTCCACTTGTGCCAGATGAACCACTGCCACCGCCACCTAATACATAACTGGCTGTAATAGCATAACTGCTTGTAGCATTTAATGGTCCAATAACTGTTAGGCTTCCTGTTATAACTACACTACCAGTTGCTTGAACTGTTCCAATAAATCTATGAACATCAGAAGCACTATCTCCAAAAACATTTGTGCCAGAAGCATACATATCACTTGCTGTGATTGTTCCAAGTAAAGCATACGACGAAGTTATTTGTCCGAATGTTACATTGTTGCTTGATGTAAATGCTACACCACCTAAATTGCTTAATTGAGCACTACTTGATACTACATTTGCTGGTAGAGTAGCACCAGCGTTCATAGCATAACTTGCCGTTAGTGCTCTTGTGGCAAAACTTGCTGTGCCGAGGAATGTATCTGTGGTTGTTTCTTGAACATTTGCCCAAGCAACAAAACTTGATGTTGCTGCTATAGAAGCATAACTGGCTGTACCAAATACAGACGCTGTAACTGGAGAGTCAAATGTTGTATGACCACTACTACTTACTCTCATTCTAATGTTACCAGAACCATCTGATATTACTACTATATTACTATAATCACTGCCACTATCAAATGTATTTTGTGGCATAGCACCAATAATAGTATTGTTACTACCACTAACAAGGTTGTAACCACTCTCTTTACCAATAAATGTATTGTTGCTTCCACTTACAGTATTATATCCAGCAGCCTGACCTATAAATGTATTTGTGCTTCCTTTAGCACTTCTTCCAGCACCTTGACCAACTGCTGTATTACTACTATTAGTTTGGAGTTGATTTAGAGCCTGAAAACCCATGGCAACATTATTTATTCCAACCGTCAATGCTCCCAAAGCACTTCCACCAAGTGCCATATTTTGGAAACCAGTTGTTGCATTTGATAATGCACTATCTCCTATAGCGGTATTAGATACACCAGTTGTATTATTAGATAATGCTCCTTGACCAACCGCTGTATTTCTATATGCAGTTGCATTATTGCGTAAAGCATTATAACCAATAGCAGTATTTTCACTTCCACTTGTATTAGATATAAATGCTCCATTACCAAGAACCGTGTTGTTGATTATAGATGCTGTATAAACTGGACCCTTACCTACTCTAACATTATTGATTATAGCATCTGTGCTTCCTGTGATTTGACCGAATGTAACATTGTTGCTGCTACTAAAAGCATAACCACCACCATTACTTAATTGGAAACTGCTTGATATAACACCGCCACCATTCATCGCATAACTTGCGGTGACTGCCCAACTACTTGTGATATTATATAATGAGCCTGATGTTAGTGCTACAGATTGTCCGCTTGTGCCAGATGAACCCGCTGCTCCAGCAGCACCACTAGTTCCAGATGAGCCACTACTACCGGATGTACCAGCAGCACCAGCAGCACCACTACTACCGGACGAGCCACTACTACCAGATGTACCAGCGGCACCAGCGGCACCGCTTGTTCCACTTGAACCAGATGTTCCACTACTGGCACTTGTGCCAGATGAACCACTTGTTCCCGCTGCACCAGATACTCCGCTGCTGCCAGATGAACCACTAGTGCCACTACTGCCAGCAGCACCCGCTGCTCCGCTTGTTCCACTTGTACCAGATGAACCGCTCGCACCACTGCTACCAGTTCCACCACTTGTACCACTTGTACCATTGGCACCACTTGTTCCACTTGTGCCACTATAACTTAAAGCATAACTTGCTGTGAGTGCTTGTAGAGCATAACTAGCAGAGCCAATTAGATAAGAAGCTGAACGAGCATAACTGGCACTGATAGCATCATTGATAACATATCCACTAGCAGTCAAACTTCCACTGATTACAACATTTCCTTGAAAAACAACAGTGCTTCCTGTGATAAATAAAACACTACTACCTGTAACGATATATCTATCTTTCCAAACTGTAATTTGACCAGCATCACCTTCTCCAATGATTACATTAAAGTATGGAATGTCGGCACCATATACAACATCAAAACTAATGTCACGGCTGTATATTCCAGTGTCTATATCAAAATCATCTACTTCGGAGGCTACAACAATTTGGATTTCATTAGAATATCCATTTAGGATGCTGATAATCAAATCTCTCATATCATCAGCCTTTTGTATTGTCTTTGCTTTGGCAGAGAATGTAACAGTTTCTGTTCTTACACTTGGACCATTCATTGTTTGCGTGCCAAGCGTTCCATCTCTCGTAAATACTACACAAGGCAACGATACATTTTGATTCTCAAATGTTGCTTCGCTATACACAGGCACTTGTAAATTCAAGTGAATTAGCTGACGAAGATTGTTATAGTATTCTGTGATTGCCATAAATTATTGCTTGTATATAACCTTGAAGTTTATATCTCTAGTATAAATACCAGTCTCTATTGTGAAAACATTAGTTTCCGAATCTAAAGTTATTTGACCATCATATCCATCAAGTAAAGATAATAAGAAGTCTCGTATGTCTTCAACTTTTTCTATAGTCTTGCCTTGTATAGAAAACTTTACCGTATCAATATATACACTCTGCGGAGATATTCCCATATAAGCAAATGGGCTGTTTGTATCTGTTCTACTAAATATAATACAAGGCAGTGCTACGTTGCTATTAGCATATGATGTTTCTGTATATACAGGAACTTGTAGTTGCTTATATACTAACTCTCTAATAAAATCGTATGAGCCAGTTACATTCATTGTGTTGGAGGAGCACTATTTTTTATAAACTTTCTTACCTTGGCTTTTAGCGACTTGATAAAGTTCTCTACAACATCTTGCTTGGCTGTATCAAATCCATCTTTGACAAATTTATATTTTGGCTCAAGAGCATTAGCATATCTCCAAGGCACTCTCAACTTTCCATTTTTATCAAGTCCTCTGGTCTTTTTATTTACACCAGTTATGATAAGCACTCTGCCGTCTCTTGGATATATAACTTTCTTTCTTGTTATACTCTTTTGTAGCAAGCCTGTATCTACAAGACCATCAGATACTATATTTGCTTTTATAGCATCTTCCATTGCTTTGTTCGCACTATATGCTGAACCAACGATGTTCTTTGCGGCAACTTCCTGTGACATTTTATCAAGAGTGATTTGTAACTCTTTCAATCCCTTGATGTCTATTTGTACTGTTGGCTGATTAGCCATAGGAGTTAATTTCTCCTTTCAGCAGTTACATAAGTTATACCCGACACTTTTTCATCATCAATATACACAATGTTATATTTGTTGCTATCATAAGTGATGTTTGCTTTTTCAGTTATATTAGCATTTTCACGCAATGTGAATATATAGGTGGCAGTATTAACAATATAACCATTGTTATTTGTTTCTCCACCACTATTCTTTTTTACATTGCTCCACAAACTGCTACTAGCATATGTCATTATAGATTGACCGAATCTATCTATAGATGAACTGGTGGGATATTCTAATACTATACGCTCGTTGAGTTGACCTGGATTCATTGTGGTTTAATAAGTTTATATGGATTTAGCAACGCATTGACTGTGAAACTTAATGGAGATGTTGATACCCCGATGGCTTCTGGCAAGCGATTTTCATAAAAACTATTAACGAGCATCATCTGGGCAATTTTTACATTGCTTGGAATAACACTTCCACTACCTACTGTAAATACAACTGGACCGCTATAGTATTCTCCATCTGGAATATAACTATACCAACTGCCATCATTTAGTTTTAGGCTTCCTGTAGATACTCTATCTACAGTTTGTGTAGATAAAAATATATATCCACTGCTACTAAATGCGTTAAAACTTTGAGTACAAGGAGCAAAACTTCTATTACATTCAGCAACTACTTGGTCATACGAAGCAGTTATAAGAGCAGATATTAGTGAGTCCTCATTTGTATCATCAACTCTCAAATATGTTTTCGCTTCTGTTAGTGTTGGTCCGTAAAACGCAATGTTGCTGGTGGTTCTCATAGATTATATATTCTATAAGTATAATAGGGAATAGCGAATATGGTATTTTAGACATAAAAAAACCCCTCCGAAATGGAGGGGCTTTTTATTATAAACTTAATCGTTATAGATTAGGCAGCGGAAGCGATGAACTTGACAAGCGAGTTACCGTCAGTTAGAACAGCGTCTGTACGCTTACTTGCACGATAACCAACATTGCCTTCTGCGGCATATAGTTCGTTCAAGCGTTGGAATTGATAACCACCACGGTCACCGATTACATAGTGTTGTGGATATACAAGAGCACCCATTACGCCAGCAGTGGACTGCCAAACGGTTGGAGCGGCTTGAGTTGTATAAACTGGACGACCCAAGAACAAGTCTGGAGAACCAAGTTGTACAGATGTTTCCCACAAGTATGTGCCAGCGGTAGAGGCTTTTGCTTTACGCATTACTGCGGCTAGAGCATCACCAACAACCCAGACGGCTTCTTGACGACGATTGCCTGGCATTTTGTAATAACCATCAATCATAGCGTCAAGGATAGCAGCAGAGCCACTAGCAGAACCAAGATTTTGTGTTAGAACATTGTTACCACCAGCAGCGGTGATACGGAATAGACCAGTTGGTTGTAGAGCACCAGAACCAGAAACGAATGCGATTTCTTCAGCATTACCGAAAGCAGTTCCGATGTTAGCAGCGACTGTGCCTTCTAGATCGGTCGAGGCGTCTTGTAGAAGTTCATCACTGATCTTCATTAGAGCGGTCAACTTGTAAGCACCTAGTGTAGCAGAACCAAAGGCTTGTGTACCTTCTGTATAACTGCCAGATGGGTTTTGGTCTTTCCACAATGCTGTTGGAGCAGTGTTAGCCAATGGTAGAGTCGTTGTGCTGGTTGTAGCGATGACTTTAGCACCGATACGACGCATTACAGAAGCGTCAGCCAATGCTTTTTGGATTGTACCGAAAAGAATTGTTGGGACGTTGACGCCACCTTCAGCAGATGTGAAGCTGTTGATGTTACGGATTTCCGAAACATCGCCTGTGCGAACATAGTTCAAGAAAGCAGAACGAATTTCGTCTTCGTTGCTGGTCTTGCTGTTGCCAACATTGCGTTTGTCTAGTACACTGTCCATTGAGGATTTGATACTGTCAAAGCGAACTTCGGCTTCAATTTGTTTGGTTAGGGAGCGATATTGATTTTCCAAGTCTTCGTATTTAGCAAAGTCGGATTCCGAGCGGGTAGAAGAAGCCATAATGCTTTTCATTGCACCATAGACCTCGTTGCGTGTGTTTAATAGATTACTCATATTATTTTATTTTTGTTTGTTTTTGTTAGTTCCTAGCACGAGGTTTGTGCCCCGGCAAAAGTTTTTAGATGTGTGTTAATGACAAGAAACGGAATCTAAACTCTGTTTCTATTTCTTTATCAGATTTGGCTTGGGTTGTTACTACCTCTTCTTTTTTTGTTTCTTCAACAAAATCTTCATTGCGTAAGCCAAGAGCAGTTTCATTATATGCTGGACTTGCTACGATAGATACTTCTTTTAAGTCAAGTTTAGATATTTCACGAATCTTGATACCATCTTTGCTATAGTTTCTTGATACTGGATTTGTAAAACCAAAACTAAATCCTTTGATGTCTCCGCGAGTAGCAAGAGCAAGTAGGTCTTCGCCATAACTTGTCTCTGGCACAAGAATAGTAGCATACAAGCCATCATCTCTGCTTTCTAAAGTTAGAGTTCCAGATGAACGACGACCAAGAAGTTTAGATGTGTCGTGTTCTACTAAAGCAAGAATGTCATTTGATGCGTCAGATAATGAAACATCAAGAGCGCCTGGCAAAATGATTTCTTGAAACTTGTCACCGTTCATAGTGCGAAGTTCTTTGCTCATACTATTATAAGCAATAACTCGTCCGACGATTGTGGATTTTTCTGAATCGGCTTCTACTGGATGCGATTCCATCATTCCGTTCATACCGTCTCTGTATTCAAGATTGATTATCATATAGTATAAATAGTTATAAGACTGGCGAAACTGAACTTGAGGCTTGATTTTTCCCAATAACACTAAAGTTTAGTGCTCTTACATAATCATCCCCGCCTTTGCTCTCTGGAATATATATTCCACTGTCTTCCATTTCATTCACTTGATTGGTTGTCATTACACCGTGTTGTAGTGCGAATCTATACCACTCAATGCGTGTCTTAATGTCACCGCGTAGCAAACCTGCTACATTAAAATTGATATATACTTCATCACTGTTATCAAGCAACTGCTTTTGTAGTTGTTGTTCTATGTTGGTGATGATTGGAGTTAGTGTGTATGTTACAAACTCTATAGCTTGCTGTTCTACACTTGCGTAAGTTGGAGCACCTGTTAGACCCAACATATGAAGTGGAACTCTAAAAATGTCAGCAGCGATGCGTTGAGCAGAGAACTTCTTTTGCTCTATATATTCTGCTTCTTGAGCGGTCAATCCAATGTTTGGAGTATCTATCTTGATTGTATTTGGAAGGAAGGCTGTCTTTCCGCTGTTGCCTTGGCTAAATCCATTCTTCCAGCCGCTCTTCATCTTTTCTAATTCTTCTTCCTTCATGTTGCCAGGATAATATACAACGCCCGCTGGCTTTGCTGCGTTCTTGGCAATACCTGTTCCTGCTGTTTCTAGTTCGCTATAGCCATCAAATAGTGTTCTGAATGTATCTATGATACTTAAACCATAAACGCCGTTGCGAGAATATCCTTTGATATGAACGATTTGGTCGTCAGAGAATTGTTTATAATATGACTTATTATCAATATCAGTAAGCGTCATTTTATAATACGGCTTTCCAGTTGGTAGAATTTCTATTTCTACATTGATTGGATTTAATGGAAATAGTTCTGCTACACTTCCGTCATTGCGACGAATCTTTTGGATATAAGCATTACCAAACATATCCAACTGAACAAGCACCCAGTGCCAAAAAGTATAATTGGTTTGTAGTGGGTTTGGATTTTTAGTAATTAGATCGTAGTACGGATGGTCAGTTGCTGGCTCATGACCTTTACCAACTTTTCTATTTAGTTGGATTGGCAAACT